CTGTTAGAGCTGTTCCATTAATGGATTCAACATACATTTCTTCCTGATCTATGTATATGTAATTAGTTGCTTCAATGCCACTAGCACTGGTTACATTAATAATAGATATACTATCATCTATATTTTCACTTAAGTTAGTAGTAACAGTATCTCCATAACTCTTAGTTGCTCTAGGTACAACACTGTAAGTAACTTCCCTAGTTGGAGTAACTGTCTTACCACCAGCAACATATCCAATAGAAGCCTTCTTGATGATGTCCTTGGATACATCTGTATTGACTGGTCCAAAGAAGTATGTCTTAGCAGTAAATCTCATAGTATAGATGAGTGCTCTTCTAGTAGAGAAATCACCTTCATAATCATCACTAGTAGTAATAGAGTTTAAGACAATAGGAATGTCTCTCTTTTCTCCAATAGTATCAACTAGGTCTACTGATACTGTATAAGCAGGTTGAAAGTATGGGAGAATTTGTTCTACTATTTGAAGCATATCATCGTTCAATTTAGTGAAGATGCTAAGCTCAAAATCTAAGTTATATGGTACAGGTAAATATGTCTTTGCTATAGTCTTCTTATCACCCTTTACACCTTTTAAAAATGTCTGTGTAGTTGTTGATTTTCTAGAAGGATCATAGTTAAGACCATTCAACTCAAATGACATTCTGGGTAATGTAATCTGAACTGGTTTGTTTAAATCGGGTACTTGTTCCAGTCTTGCTAAAAACTTCTGAGTAGGACCATAAGCAAGAGGAACTTTAGTAGTGCTTACTACAGAACCATCACTATTGTCGTGCTGTATATTAACGTTATTAAAAATAGAACCAAAGGATATAATGGTCCTTCTCATTATTTCGTGATAAAAATATTCAAACATTGTTACAATCCTAGTGTATTATTTAGGGCATCCCAAATGGGTTAGTCTCTGTAAAGTCAATTATACCATCTGCTTCACTTTCAATAACAGTATTTTCAGCAAATCCATCATCAGTATTAGACTCAGAAACCTTCTGGTATTCATACTCAGCACCAGATGTGCCACCTGTAATAACCTCACCATCATTAAATGCTCCACTGATAATAGAAATCTTAAGTTCCATAGTGGAAGCATCCCAAGATTTAACTCTACCAGTAGAACTAGTAGCAGCACCAGTTACTACCTCATTAAAGACATAGTTACCAGAACCACCCATATAAGGTGCAGTAACTGTAGCAGTAGGAGCAACAGTATATCCAGCACCAGCATTAGTTATACCTATCTGAGTAACAATACCCACACTATTGATGTATGCCAATGCAGATGCTGTTGTACCCCCTTCAGGTGCTGCTGTAAAGGATATTAATGGGACTGTAGAGTATCCAGTACCTCCAGAGGTAATTGTGACTATTCCAATAGATCCATCAGATACAGTGGCAGTAGCAGCAAATCCTGCTCCTCCACCACCAACTGTATAGATCTCTGGTTCTTGACCTACTGTATATCCATAACCTGGATTTATAAGATCAATTCTACGTATCCTATAGGATTTAGTTCCATCATAATCTACTATATCATCTCTCATAGATGCTATACCTACAGCAGTTAATCCTGCAGAAGGAGCAGATGAAATAGCAACTCTTGGAAGACTGGTATATTCATTTCCTGTATTAGAAATAGTAACCTGACTTAATGCACCATCTACAATACCAGCAGTAAGTACTGCAGTGGTTCCTGAAGACACTAGAGTAAGTGTTTCAATGTAACCTGCTTTCTCTAGGTTATCATCAATATCACCCACTCCTGTATCAACAACAGCATCCTCATATCTGTAAAGCTCACATCTGAGTTCATAAACATATCTTTCTTTTAACTGATAAAATGGTTTCTCATGTTCTACGAACTTAATCTCAAATATTCTATCTCCTAATGGGAAATAAATTAAATCTCCTTCTTTAGGTCTAGTTGCTAATTCTATATTTGGTATATTCTTAATAAGAGGCGTAATATAATTCTCAAATCTATCTCTTGAAATAATGAGAGTTAAGTCATCTAATGCTTGAACGCCAAACTTTGATAGGAGAGAACCTTGTCCCTCATATCCATCAAAGGTATCTACATATGCTTCTAATGGAATTGCTTCCTCAAACTTAGATTCAATAACTTCTTGTATAACAGTAGTCTTAGTAATATATCTTCTAGGAATATAATAGACATCCACCCCATACATCTTAATCTGTTCATTGATTAAGCTTTGGACTAGATTCTGCTCTGTAGAAGACCCTTGTAGGAAATAAGGATTTAATGCCATTAGCCTATCATATCAAGAGGAGGAAGTTCATATGTATTAGACATATTCTCTCTTATTTTCTCTAAATCTTTTTCTGCATCTTCATACATTTCTCTACCATTTAACTCTATTCCGCCAGGTAATTTAACTCCTTGGAATTTAAGCATATTCTGTGCCCACTGCTTTTTAATTAAAGCAGTAGCATATGGCTTTAAGAATGAATCATTCCATACTCTAGGATAAGATGATGGATCTAATAAAGTCCAACAATCAATTATAATATAATCACCAACAGTCATAGAACCCCAATCTATATCCAAATATAACCTATCCTGTCTCTTATTAAATCTAATCTGTTTCTCTGTAGTTAATAAGAAATTAATATCTTCTAAGTATGTCTTAGTCATTGCATAAGAAAGAAGTTCAGTAGCACCCCAATAATAAATGTCATTTAAGAATAACTGATACTTCACACTAAACATATTGTTAGTGATAGTATTACTACCATCAAAGTGGAATATTTTAGTGACTCCCAAAACTTCAGGAGGAATAGGAAGATAATTACTATTCTCAGTGTAATCAAATTGAGTACTAACACCAACTGTAGTATCTACTGTGGTGGTTGTTATTCCTGCAGTGGTTTTTGCTTTTCCTCTATCAATATCTTCTTGAGTTATCTTATACTTCATATAGGTCTGGTAGACCCCATCAAAATGTCTTTCTTGAAAGAACTGAAGAGCATCATCTATCAGATCTTCTACTTGTTCATCAGCAACATTTATTTCTAAAACAGGCGCACCAAGTTTTCTCTTGCAGTAATCAATCAGTTCTGATCTAGTTGAAGGTTGCGCCATTTATCTACTTTACTAGTATAAGTTTATTTATGGTGCTGATGATATACCACCAACAACCAACACATCTCCAGATACTATTCTGTAAACAGAAGCACCAGAACTTACTAAAACATCATAAACATATCTTCCTTCTGTTAAATTTCTAGTAGCAGTTGAACCTAATGATAATCTAAACTCACCACCTTTAGCACTAGTAAATCCAACATCAAAAGTAGCTACTGCATGTTGTGATGATCCAATTGCTATACTCTTTGCAAGTTGAGCAGAACCAGTCCAATCAGCTACAGCAGCAGTTCCTATGGCAACTGCATTATCAGATGAAAAATCAAAAGCAGTTCCAGAAGTACCAACTACAGTATAGTCAGCATCCAAATCTGCTCCAGTGTTGAGGGTGAGATTTACACCATATGCAACACCAGAACTAGGATCAAAAGTAAGAGTGTTTTTAGCCATTAGATAGTGCTTTTAGTAAAGTTTTGATTTCATTAATATCATCCTTTAAAGATTTCAAATCATTCTCCATAGTATCTATTCTATCAGATCCTTGCTTTTTTTGAGCACGTCTTCTGAGATAATTATCATATTCAAATGAATTTGTATTCACAATAGCATTGCTATTTTCATCTCTTATGAGATGATTATGTCCTTCAACTTTCATATTATGCAAGTGCAATTACTCTAAGATTCCTAATTCTAGGTGGTTGAGCTTGGTTAGTTCCACTTCCTACTAATTTAATACTAAAGTTTCTGAAGGTTGGAAGATTATCAATAGTAAATTCATAATCTTTCCACACAACCTCATCTGAGGTATATGCTATAACATCTGTCTTAGGAAGTGCTTTATCAGGAAGACCATTATTTTTATTAGGATCTATAACCTGACCAGAAGGTAATAGGTTAGTATATCCTGGGAATGGTTGATAAACTAAGTCATCATCAATATCATCCATAATAGCATAAAATGCTCTAATATCACTGGTCATATTAATATGACCCTCTATATAAACTTTAATTGAAGTTGAACCATTTTCCAATTCAATTGGGTTTGTAGCATAAACAAATGCATTAGGATCATCTTCTAAAGTATTACATCTATTATCAGTAACCCAATCAGTAATTGGATTATTAATTCTATTTGAAGTTAAAATAACACCCATCCTATCCAAATCTACCATAGGAGAAAGACTAGTGTTAGTAGATAAGAATTCTAAACTCATAGTAAATGATCTATTATCAGGAAGATTTGTAAGATAAGTAGTTTCATTTATTCTAGAAGCAATCATTCTAGGTGAAGACATATAATTATCTTCTCCTAAACTAAGATCTTCAAATCCCTTATCTACGTAAGGAGCTTCGGATCCATCTATACTAGATGCTGTAACAGTTCTAATCTTACCACTTACAGTAGTTCCTGCAGGAGTTATATTCTGAACTATAGGAGTTATAACTTCAAATGGTATATTTTCAGTAGAAAGAATTTTAGTTCCTCCTCCAGATTTAGTTGCATTAAAATGTAATTTCGGAAGACTAGTTCCTACTGATCTATTTACTCCATTGGTAGCCATATTCACTTTGATATTATAATAATCTAATCCTGTAGGGTTAGAAACTGTGGCATTTGATATATCATGATCAGTATTAATTCTTCTCAATGAAACTCCATTTAATTCATACTTATGAACTAAATCAAGTTCAGTATGATTAAGAGTTTGAGTAGAATCAACTCCTCTAGTAACACCAGTTAAAGTGTTATTAACTACTCCACTATAAGAAAGAATTTCCTTACCAACTTTAATATAACCTAAGTTAGTAGATCCAACACCTACATTTTCAAATTCAGCGAAGTCTGTTCCATCATTTACTATGATAGACCCTGTAGATGTTGAATCATAATCAGATGCTAATTGAGTAGGATTAACATCAGATTCTATATCATTAAATGTTACTGTATTAGATCCACTTGAATACATTCCATGATTTTTTTGATTTACTTTAATATGTAAACCATCAGTAGTGGTTACAGGATCTCCTGATAACCAAACATTTCCACCAACGGAATGATTAAGAGTAACTATTCCAGCACTAGTTGTATATCTAATTGTCTTACCTACACCAGTTACAAAATCACCTTGAACTTGATCAAGAATATATTCATTAGTTCCTGAAATTGAGGCTATAGAGAATTTAAGATCTCTTCCCAATGAATTAATTCCTATTGATGTTACTCCTACTACATCACCAACTACATAACCACTACCACCATTTGCAATAGTTGCAGCAGATGCTACACCATTACTAATAGTAATATTAGCAGTTGCATTTCTACCAAAACCAGTAATAGTAGTAAGAGAAACATCTTGATAAGTCCAATTACCAGAAGATGGGGTAAATCCAATTCCAGAATTAGTAATGGTTAAATTACTATTTGCAGTTCCTGCATAACCAACATATCTTCCAGTAGCATTACTGCCATCTTGAGATATGATATTTCCAAGAGTTATTCCAGTATCAGAAATAGTAGTATTAAACCCTATTCTAATTTTATTTGCAGTAATTTCTAAAGAATCATTAATTAATGATGGGAAATTATCGGCATATGTTACCAAAGGAGGATTATGGAAATTAATAGTTCCAGTGTCAGCAGTAAAGAAAGCTCTATAAAGAGTAAATTTAAGATCTTCATATTGACTTGGATTCCAAGTTTCTCCATTTTGAGATTTAAATAAAGAACCCAATGTTGGTTGTTGACCAACAGTTACTTGTTCAGATTCTGGCTTATCTTTAGTCTGAACATCTACTTCACCCATTCTAGAAATCCAAGCAGTATATTCACTACTTGCAGATAAAAGAACAACTGCATAAGATTTACCTCCAGTAAGAAAAACTGGAGAAGGGAATGTAATTGTAGTTTTAACTGATGCATCATCAGATATATTCACCTCATCTGGAGTTAATATAACTTCCCCAAAAGGAATTATTTGAGTAGTAGGAAGTCCAGTCTGCATTGTTCTTAATTGAACAGTTACAGGTAAAACTTCATCTCTAGTTCCAAAATATACATCTACTTTAGTAACATATATTCCAGGAGTTTCGCCTACCCAGAAAGATTGTGCTAAAGGATCATCATTACCTTTACATAAAGAACCAGGAGCTCTTGAAGTTATATGTGTTCCTCTTGCAACATGCTCGCGAAGTATATTAGCTGCTCTCTGACCCTTAGCTGTTTCTCTCTTTCCTGTGGCTGATCCAGATGCTCTAACTTTTTCATTAGCTTTGAGATGTTTAGTCATCTCTGCCTTAGTAGCAGCAACATAGGTAGTAGTACCAGGCTTTAATCCAGCCTTTGCAAGAGTTTTGGATATTGTGTTTTTCCAATAAGCAGCAGCACCTTTAGTTAAAAGATGCCCCTTACCAGATCTTTCTGCATAAGCAGCTTCAATAGGACCTAATCTTGGTTTCTTTATTGGAGGCCTCTTGTTATGAGATAAGAATCCTTCACAAATATATGTGTGAGCATCCTCAACTGTTATTTTTACAACATCTCCTTCTCCAAGTTCAGTAGAACCTGTAAATTCTACTTCACCATCAAGAAGAGAAACTTTCTGACCTACAACAAGATTTTGTGCCTCAATCCATTCATTGTTAGAATAGAATTTGTGAGATGTTGAACATTTAATTTTCTTCCCAGAAAAATCAAGTTCTAATATAGAAGATTGTACAATCTCTGCATAAGTAACCTTATGATTACCACGAACTAAAGTATTTTCATGTAATGTATCGACTTCATCTCCAACTTGCAATTCTCCTGCTGGTTTGGTAGAACCATCAGACAAAAGAATTGTCATATCTGGAGTTGGGCAGCTATTAAATGGACCTCTTGGTACTGGTGGATCAAAAGGACCACGTGGGGGATCAGGTCTACGTGGTGGGGCAACGTTTTGTAATCTAGTTTGAACATTAGTTATGGATTTATTTGTTATTGATTTAGACTCAACTCTTGTAAGAACATCAGTAGCAATATTCTTTACACTAATAATATTTGCTTGCAATGTCTCAATAGATCCAGTAGAATCAAATATTTTACTAGCATCTGTTTGGATATTACCTTCTAATTGGCTATTAAATCTATTACTAGTAAGTCTAAAGACTTTTTTACCTGTTTCAAATTTTGGAGAATTTGGTTCGTTAGGATTAGGTATAAAGAATGAACCTATAAGATTTCCAACAACATCACTTCTAAGTCTTACTTTAGAAATTGTTGCTTGAGCATTAGATGTTTGCCCTACTAATTTTAAACCTTTTTCTACATATCCATGATATATATTTTCAGACTTTTCAGATAAACTATCACAATCTACATTAAGAAGAGTTGATGTGGTTGAATATAATTCAGGAACATTAACAAGATCTGATGAAGCAGTGGATTCTTCAGATGAAGTTGTAGAAGAAGATGGAACTACACTATCAAGTAAAATAGCATCTGTTAAAATAGCAGTTCCTTTAGTAAGAGTAGTAAATTGATAATAAGGATTAGACTTATAAACAGATGTAGGATCATCTATAGGTCCTTTTTTATGATTTGATTGAGCTACTTTAAATCTAATCAATTCCTTTCCATTATTAGTAGTTCCTATAACTGTTTCACCTACATTAAAGGTTCCAGTAACCATAGAAATTTCAAGAAGTTTAGGAATAATATACTTACCTATTTCTTGACCATCAAAAAATGCATATATTCCAGTAGATGGTTTTAAAGTAGAAGCATTAAATCTAATATTCCTAGATCTCATATTAGAGATTATTTGAGTATTAATTACCTTAGGACCTTCGTTAATAGTGCTAAATGTTTCTTTAACTAATTTTCTAGTTCCTGTTCTCTTTGCAGTTCCTCTTTTAGTTACTTCTGTCCAAGATCTATGATGGATAACTTTTCCTCTATTATCACTTTTAGCCCCTCTCCACTTAGTCTGACTGCTTTTTTTATTTTCTCTTGTTGTTCTACCAGTCCAATTATTTTTCCAAGCTCCCCACACTACAGGACTATATCCCACCCTAGAATCAAATTCACTAGCACTTAATTGAGATGTAGTATTAGTATAAGTAGTAAGATCTGAATTCCTAGCTTTAAGTAATACCTGATCTACCCATATATCAGAATCAGGCATTAAATCAATAGTTCCACCATAATAACTTACCAAATAAGGAGTAACATTTTCAACTCTTGTAGCAAAAGGTTGATTTACCTGTATAATTTCATCATAATCTAAAGTTAATACCCTACCAGTTTTTCTAATGCTATTAGCACTATCTAAATCTAATTTAATATCTAAAGCAGTAGTATGAGGAGAAGGTCTTAATTCTCCATTTTGATAATCAATAGAATTCTTTGGTATAGTAGCTTTAATTTGATTATCAGTAGTAGAAAAATCATCTACAAAAAATCCAGATTTAAACCTATTTAACCCATCACTATCAGTAATATTAGTATTTAAAGCATCATTTTCTAATAATGAAAGAGATGTATAAAATTCTAAATTTTTAATTCTTTGCTCAAGTTTATTGATATCATTCATTTGATATCTCTTATAATCTGCAAGACTTACACTTACATCATCAATATCATAAAGATATGCGGGTAATTCAATAGCAGCAACTTCTAAAGCTCCATCTACAGGAACAGGCCATTGTGGATTTTCTGCGGGGGTTCCTTTAACTAATTGAAAAGTTCCATCTTTATCTAAATAAACCTTATCTAATCTAGGGAGATAGAATGAATAATCTAATAATATTGATTTATCAGATGCTAAAATATTTTTAGCTGAATTTCCAGATGAATTAAAAGACCTACCTAAAAATTCAAAAGGCGATCTTGAAGTTCCTGAAAAATCACCAACTCTTGGTCTTATATCAATAATATCACTAACATTTAATGAATTTATTTCAGGTAATTCACTATAATCAAAATTATTATAAGAATTAACAGTAGTAATATCCCCAGTATCTGATGCTGTAAAATATGCAGATTCAAATATAATACTTATTTGTTTAACAGGAGCATCAAATTGAGGTTTTCTTGTTATTCTAGAGATATCATAAATTGTAGATTTTTGCCCATTGTCAAGTTCAAATTCACTAAGAATATTATTAGAACCTATTGTAAGAGATCCTACTGTAGCAGTAATTTGAGATTCTTCAAAAGTAATTTCCTCTCCAACTAAGAGTTCCAATTCAGTTAAAGGAATATAATTTATAGTAGAATCATTATGTCTACTTACATAAATTCCTAAGAAATTACTTTCTTTTCCAGTAAATTTATCCCCAATTAATAAATCTCCTGTTTTTGCTGTTGAGCTATTAATAGAAGTTAATGATAATTTAGGTAAAGCTGGAGTGCTGGTATTTTTAGATTCATATATTGCATATACAGTTGTAACATCTGGAACATTTAAAGAAATTTCTTTATCTTGCACCCTAGTTCCATAAACTGTACTATATGTAAGACCATCATTTAAAGTGGTTGTTCCTATACCAGATTGAGCATCTTTAGAATTAGTTATAGTTAAAACATTAATCTTTTGCTTTTCTTTAATTTTTGAAGTTACATTTATTTTACGTAATGTTGCTATTAATTTAGCATCACTATTAGTTCCCAATCCTTTAATATTTACATTTTGAGAACCTGCATTAAAACTAAACTTATCAGCTGATAAAGGTTCTGTAGTTCCATCAGATCTTATTAAAATATAATCTTCTTCATCATAAGGTAAAAATGTTTCATTAGAACTTCCACTATTAATATTACCTGTAGAATTATCTGTAATAGTTACGTCAAATTGCTTTCTAATTGTAATATGAGAATTTGTTAAATCTAAATTTGATACATTTTGTTTAGGCAGTTCAGTGTATAAAGTAGTATCTGTTGATGATTGGAATTTAGAAGCTAATATTTGAAAATTTGATGGAAAAATTCTTACTTGAGGTAATCCACCCTCACAAATACCAGAAACTGTATTGATACCAGAAATAGTTAAAGCATGTTGAGAAACGCTTTCAACTTTAGCATATGAAGGAGTAACCCCTCCATCAATATTAGTATTATTGTATGATACTAGATTTCCTACAGTAGCTATTCCACTAAAATATTTGGTAACGTCTGTACTTCTTACAGTCGAAATTCCTAGATATGCTCCAGAAGTAGTAGCTGCACTAATAGTAACTTCTCCAAAATTACTTAAAATACTTTGTTTTACATCCCCATTAAAAGTGCTTGCTGTGCTTACAGTTCCGTGAATAGATTTAATATCACTAGAAGAATAAGAAGTTGCTGCTATAGCAATATTTCCATTCAAATCTCCATTAATTATTAACTGTTCACCAGTAGTAAATTTTCCTCTAGTATTATATGCAGTAAGAGATGTTCCAACACTATCCCACCTTAAATATCCTACAGCTCCACTAGATTTTCCTTTAATATGACTAGGAACTGATATAGTACTTGCTGGAGTAGTATTTAAAGTTATATTAGTATAAGTTTGAATATCATATAAAGAAATATCCCATTCATTTTCTGCTGGAATAGATGTATTATAAGACCCAGATTCTAAAGCAAAATCAAATACTCGAGCTAATCCAATTTCTTTACCAGCAGCAGTGGTAGATGCAGTTCCTATTCTTTGATCCCTTAAACTTACTGTATAATCTGTTCCTATTCCTATTATAGGAGATCCGTGAACATTATTTAAAGAAAATGTCGGTCCTGTATTATAAATTATACTTTGATCTTCTAAAGTTTTTGTAGTTCTTGGTTTTTCAAAATCAAGATATGTAGAAGATACACTCTCCAACTCATATCCTTGAATATAAGCTTTTCCTGGAGAAAATACATATGTACCTAAATCATCGCTAGGAGTATTATTATTATATGTTGTTTGATCTTTTGTAAAAATTCCATTATTTCCATCAAAATTATTTAAAGTATTTCTAGCAGTCATACTATAAGGTCTAATATAATAATTACCAGATTCATCAAAAGTTCTAGAAGCTAATGTGTCACCTAATTCATTATAATCTTGATTTTGAGTTGCAGATATTATTTCACCATTTATAACTTCCATCAATTCTATAAAATTAGATGGTTTTTCTTCATCTACTGGTATACATTTTAAAGATACCTCAATACTTAATCTATCAGCTCCAGGAGCAGTATAATTACTAAATCCAGATGCATTATCCTTTAAAGATTCATCTTCATCTGCAGTAACAATAGTTTCAGTAACTCTTAACCCAAGCTTAGCACTTACAAATTCATTATAATAACTTACTGATAAAAACTGTTCAGGAACATCAATAAAATATCCTCTTATATAATATATTCCTTCTGAAAGAATAGCAGCTGATCCAGTAAAACAAGGGAGTTCAGTAACTGTTTGAGCAATAGGTTCTCCTATTTGAAAAGTTAAACCACTATAAGTCTTTAATATTTCCCCATCCAACAATAAACTTTCTCCACCAACAAACTTTTCATTATCATCCCCTCCAGTATTTAAATATTGAATGAAGAAAACATAAAAATTTTCCTCAAGAGGTAATCCAATAAATGATTTTATTTTAGCTTTAACACCAGATTCGCTACCAACTATTGTTACTCCATAAAGATCAGTAAGATATGATTCTACATCTATTCCTTCATTAGATATTTGAATTCTAACGCATTCATAAGCAGAGTTAAATCTAAGTCCACCTCCAGTTACAGAAGCTCCTTCTTTAAAAACATGATTACCAAATTTTGAAATCTGATCCTGTAAGATAGATTGAATACCTGTTAATTCTCTAGCCTGTACTGGTAATCCAGGTTTAAATAATATTTTGCAATAGTTTTCTTGACTATCAAAATCGTCAAAATAAGGAGCGACGTTTAAATTAGTTTCCTGTGGCATGATTCTTTAGAATTGCAAAATGACTTTGATATCTTCTCTTTGGTTAGCAGACCTAGTAATAGATGGTCTGTTATCAACATAAATTATATTTCCAGAGTATTTTTTAACTTCAGGATTAGAAACTCCTTGAATAAAACTCTGACCAAGGTAATATGTTCTATTATTTATTACAGTACTTATACCAGGGCTACCAACTGTTCCAAAGTTAGTATCTATACCCAAAGTACCCTCATTACTAGTAATATTTACAGAACCTCCAGTATCTGGTATTGCTGTAAATGAATGTAGAGAATACCCATAAGTAGGATCTGTTTTCAAAGACCCATCAGTATTAAACCCAACTAAACTTTTATCTTGCCAATACTTCAAAACTCCAGTGGTTTGATCATAAGAAACAACTCTTCCTACAGCAGTAGAACCTACTCCCACAGTTTGAGTTACTTGACCATCCAAATTAAAAGTAGCAGTAGTATAACCTGCACCGATAAGTTTTAAAGCATAAAGAGAACTTGCTTTAGAAAGTTCTAAATTTGAAGTAGAATCAAAAGCTTCAGGATTTTCTACAATTCCAATTCTAGCAATTTGGTTTCCTGTTACAAAATCTGGATTTTGAGCGTCATTTTCAATTTTAGAGAAAACTAAAACATTAGTTGCTCCCAATTCTCTATAGATATCTGCTCCATGACCACCTTGAGGAGGAACAATAACATTAAACACAGGAACTGTAGTTCCTGTAGGAACTCCACCAGTAGCTAAATCTACAGTTCCATAAGTATATCCAGAACCACCTTTTGCAATATTAATAGATTCTACTTTAGCATCATTATTAATCACAATAGTCGCTTCAGCCCCAGAACCATCTCCAGCAATAGGAACTCCAGTATAAGTTCTATTAGCAGTTCCTATACCTGCTCCTCTATTAATAATAGTAGCAATTTTTAATTGACCACTACTAGATGCATTATCCCTTACAGAAGCATTGTCAGTGCTTGTTTCCCAATCAGTAGGAACAGGCATAAAATTAGTAGAATCAAACTTAGCAATATCACTTGGTTTTATAGTATAAAGATATTTCCAAATATATCCATCACCACTATCACCTGCATTCTTAGGTTCAAGATCAGTAAAAGTAGGTTGATCTAGAGAAGGTCTACCTGAAGTATTCTCTGGATTAGTTCCATTTTGAAGACAAATATAAACTTTATAATCTTCATTTACTACAAAATATTTTGATGAATATAAATTAGTTGCTCCAGATGGTTTTGCTGTATTTGTTCTACTAATATCTCCTCGATACATGTCATAAGTTATACCTGAAGTCCAAGTATGTTTACTAATCACTCTACGTACATCAGAAGTTGTAATCTTCTTCAGTGCAATCATAGTATCCCAATAATCATCTTCCTGATCAAAACTATCCTTAGGAGCAGGTGGATTAGATTCCCAAGTGGAAGAATAATTAGTAGCATTAGGTAAACCAACAAAAGAATAATATGAATTAACTGAAGAAGTTGCCGTTGAGACAAAATTCTTCGCGTTCAATATTCTTAATTGATCGGTTATAATGGCTGACATTTTTACTATTTTTTTAGTTATTTATGTGTTATAATTTAAGTATCTTAATGGATTAACTCTTTCAATTATAGGTGAAGTAGTTATACCCACTAATCCATCACTATTTCCAGCATAGGATGTAAATGTCCTTGCTTTTCCTCTAGGAGAAGTAGCAATCCTTCCCCAACTATATTCTCCAAAGAATTCACTATATCCAAGACCAGTCAATCCATTATAATCTTGAACACTGACTGTAACTTGAGCAACATAGGTTAATCCAATTCCTATACCCATAGTTTGAGCAATAGAAACTTGAGCAACTTCATATACATTATCTAGGAAGGAAGTTCCAATACCAACTACAGTTCCATCTTGATATAGAGAAGTTACTGAAGCACCTACATTAGAATTAAATACTGTAAAGTAATATCCAGTTGTAATACCACTAACAGTTAAAGCAGTTCCTACAGTAGCTGCATTTCTGAATAATGAATCTTTTGGAAGAAGTAAATCAAAGACAATACCTGTAGATGCTACACCAACAGATGTTGTAGAAATACCAGATATGATTCCAAAATCACCAGAATAAGATACATCATTAATAGTTTCAGTTAAAGCAACTGATTTGGGTTCTCCTATAAGAACTGATGGGGCAGCAGTATTGGTATAAGCAAAACCAGTAGTAGTTCCTCCATAAGAAACTGTAATAGCATTCACAGTTCCAACTCCACTTATAGTAGCAGTTGCTCTAGCAGATTGAGAAGTAGTTAATCCTATAGGAGTAGTAATTGATACTGTAGGTGCTATAGTATATCCAACTCCAGGATTTGTAATATCAAATGAAGTTACAGTTCCAGCAGCAGAAACAAAAGCAGTAGCAGCTGCTCCAACGAAACTTTCTTGAGAAATAATTCTAATATCAGTTTGTTCATTATAATTTTCTTTAGAATTATTAAAGAATGGTCTAATATTAGAAACAAATATTACAGTAGATCCTACTCCAACAGTTTGAATAATATTAGTATTAGGGTATATCAATGGTTCATAATGAGGTCTATCTTTAGTAACTGCATCACCATCTATAAATTTATCTTGAGTTTGTCTAGACCAATTAACAGATCTTTGGAAACTTTCATTAGTAGTAATTCCAGGACCAGGATAGATATTAGTATTAACACTATCAGATGAATTAATAGTTGTTACAACTCTTCTATTTTCTTCTAAAGATATATCTTGATCATATAAATTTATTTCATCTCCTTTCTTAATTGTTTCTAATATATCAACATTAGTAACATCAACAGAACCAGTTCCTCTATAGAATAGAATCTTAGAAGTATCACCTGCCTTAGGTGCTTCTTTAAATGTAATAAAACTACCACCCTTAAATTCATATCCTATTCCAGGAACTTGAAGAATATCATTAATGAATATTAAAATAGCAACTTCAACATCTATATTTGATCCTGGCTTGGATTGAATAGTTTGTTGCACTCCATTTAAATTTAATGCAAAAGAAGTAGTCTTTCCATCAAATATAGAATCTAATGGATCTAGAACTTGGAAGTCTCCAACTGTCCATCCAGCAAAACTATCACTTACAGTTTCATTAATTGTTAGTTGGAATTCTCTAAATTCAGTAGCACCTGCAGTTGGAATACCTACAGTACCACCAACACCTATAGTTAACTTTTGAGTTTCACCATAAGCATATCCTTGATTAATAATTTCAAAATCAATTACACTTCCACCTAAACCAACTACCACATTTGCTCTTGCTTCTGATCCAACTCCAGATTGATTAGAAGAATAGAATAAAGGCATATTGCTATAAGACAATGGTTCATCTATTACAACTGATGGAGGATTGGTTGATGTATAACCAGTACCTGGATTGGTAATAGCAATACTTACAATATTACCACCACTGATAGCAGCAGTACCAATAAATTCAATATTAGGAGCTCCTGTGCTTAAAGTTTGAACCCCTACATTAACAACTGTCTGAATACCAGATCTATAACCAGAACCACTATTTCCAATACTTACGGAACTAATAGTACCTAATCCAGAAACAACAGCAGTACCACCTGCAGCTACTAATGGCTGATATCCCAATCCTTCTGTGGAACCTACAGAAACAATAACACCTCCTAAAGGAACATTTGAACTATTAGGATCTGAAGTAACAGATGCTATAGATCCTGTAAACTGAATACTAGTGATTCCTACACTACCTTCAATAAGAGTATAATCTCCTGGAACATGAACTCCACCAGTATATCTTTGTGGTCCCTGAGGAACTTGATTAACTAATATAAGAGCATTATTTGTGGAGAATCCTGCTATATCACTTCCATCAGATTTAAGAGTAAATTGAGTTGTCAATCCAGTAAAGTTAGCAGAAATATCATCAAAGATATAGTTACCAGCATAAGGTTCATTAGAACTACCAGTAATACCAGATCTCATAAAGGATCTTCCATTAAAGGATGAATGAGTTGCAATACCAACCCAATCCCTTTCATCTGGTTCATTAGTAGTAGTAGATAATGGAGTTAATCCAACAGGAGCAGTAAAGAAGTTAACAGTACTATCAACAATATTATAGTTTCCTTCTACCTTAGTAATTAAGGTTCCATTACTATGAACATTTGATTGTGTACCCATCCAAGGTCTAGTTACTAATAAAACATTGGTAGCACCTAATCCAACAGAATCCACCTTCATAATCTCATCACCAATCTTCAACATATCACCACCAGTAATAGACGTTATTCCTGATAATTTGATCTTATCTGTAGTAGCAGATACATCAGCAGTAATGGTAGTAGTTACAGCAGTAGAAACTATTGGGGATTGAACCACATTATCAATACTTAATATACATCTTGAGTTTTGCTTCTTAGAAGTAAAGGAATGAGAAGTTCCAACACCAACAGCAGTAATATCCAAATAAGTAGGAGTAGTCTTTAATGCATTTTCAGCAGAAGTAGCAAGTCTAATAGAAGTATCATCTACCTTAACAGCATAGACAGTAGAAGGCATCTTATCAGTAGTACCATAACCAGGTATAGCTTGTGAGGCAATTTCAATAGCAGAAGTAGTTCCAGATCCAGTATATCTGTAAGATAACTCTTCTCCAGTAACAAAATAATGATCAGCTAAAGTAATAGTATCTTCGGTCAAATTAACTGTAGTAGAAGCACTTCCCACAAAGTCTCTCTTAAAGATTGGAAGTTGTCTATGCTTAATATCAAATGCTCTCTTAACATCAGTTTCAGTAGCAGTATAAGCACCAAAACCAGTGTCAATAGTTGCATTTGTTAAATCTATTTCGTTAACAGAATTAGCCTCATCAACTAGTCTTAAAGCAGCTTGGAACACTCTAACCTGAATATTAGCACTTGCTATAGGAGTAAATGTTAGAGTAGTGTAATCTCCAGAAATAGCAGCATCAAAATCACCAAGGTTAG